TCGGTGTTGCTTTTAGTATTAACCATGCGCATATTTTCATTTAATTTAGCAAAATTGCTATCTAAGGTTAATAAGTCCTCTTTTGTTGCCATTTTTTCAGTTAAATCTTTTAAAATTTTAACCTCGCCCTTGATTTCATGCAAATTTTTATCAAAATTTGCTTTTATAATATCTTCCATATCTAAAAACTCCTTTGGTTGTTGCTTAACGCTTATGATATTAGCTTGTTCGTTAGCTGGGAAGCTAACCAAACTTACTTCTTTGATATCAATCTTTTTAAAAATATATCCACTATCTGATGTGTCCCATTCTAAGGCTCTAAATCCTATTGAAAAGTTTTCAATTAACCCTTTTTGAATTGCTGGGATTAAATGTTCTAAAGTTAAGGGGGTTTTAAAAATTTTACACCTAATAAATAGTCCTTTGCTATCTTTTTCTACATCTATTATTTTGCCCACTGTAGATTTTAAGCTTAATTTATCATGATCAACTAATATTTTAGTATCTATAATGGATAAGCCATCGCCGATTGCTGTTTCTAAGACTATATCCCCTGCTAAATCTACGTTATTCCAAGTGGTAGCATAGCCGCTGACTGTTATATAGTCTTTGTCCGCTCTCTCTATTTTGTCTACTTCAAAAGGGATATTTTTTTGAAATTCATAATTATTCATTGCTTCTCCTTAGTTAATATTCAATATTATAACGTCTACCTTGTTAAAAAACAACGACAATTTATTACATTGCCAATACTGCCATTTTCAAAGTCCCCCGGATAGCTTAATTTTTCTCCTCCAACTTCAAAGTAGCCACTTTTACCTCTCAATTGACCATGGGCACTTATATGTGCGGGTCTTGAAGTCGGCAAAAATTGACTATTCCATTTATCATTAGCAAAATATGCAATGATATTTGCTGTAATTATAGCTTGATTTAATTCTTTAATATCGAAAAGCTGTTGTTTAAGTTCTCTTTTTTTAGATTCTTCATTGGTGTTATTAATTTCATTAAGCAAATCTTCGTTAATTTGTTCAATAACTTTTAAATCATAGCTTTTTGCACTATCAACAGCCCAATAAAGAAAGAGACTATAATTGTCTTCTTCTGATATGTTAGTAAAGTTTTTATTACTTCTTAATTTAATATTATAATAAGAATGGATACCATCCAGTATATTAGCAGGTGAATTAATTATCAAATTTGCGTCTAATTTAGCTCTTGTTAATAGATTATTTGTATTTATTTTTACTAGGCTAGCCAAATAGTTTTTTTCAAATATTTTATATAGATAATTAAAGCATAAATTAAAAGCAAGATATTTGTTTTTAATTTTTAAAAAATCATATAGATTATTATACATAAAATTTTTAATAATAACTTCTATATTTTTATAGTCTCTTTTACTATAAGCTTTTTCTAATTTTCTTTGTAAAAAAATTTCAGCTTTAATTTTGCTTGTATAAAGACTCATCTATACTTCCCATATAAGCCAAAGGTTGAGTTCCGCTGCTGTTCCAAATAATATCGCCACCCTCTAAAGGGTTCATCCCTAATTGTGTACGCATCTCATTAACCGTAAAGATTGCGGAGTTTTTCATCATATTGATTAATTCATACATCACAAATTTACCTTGTAATGGTAAATTATTTATATCAATAGTGATTGCCTTGGCGCTATTAGTTTGAAACCCTAATATATGATTTAATTGAAAGATTATATTTTGAGCAATTGGTAAGATTGCATTGCTATAAATTTTAGAATTAGCCTCAGCAAAATTATTATAAGTTGATGCACCAAGAGAAACCATGGGCAAAGGAATTTTAAAATGATTATAAATTGTTGTAGTTGCTAAATCAATTAACATTTTATAATCCATGTCCCTATTTGTTTGTCCCGCTATTGCCTGATAAGCTAAATCTCCATTTATTAATAAAGTTTTGCCTGCATTCTTAGCTCCCCTATGCTGCGATTGAAATTGCGACAAAATAGATTGGAGAACAGTCTCATTTAAGGGCTCTTTGGGGGTTAAAAAACCATCAAATCTAGCCCCATTTTGCAATAAAGCTAAACTATATTTACATCCTTCAATAAGAATATTTACCTCTTTTTTAATAGGTAAAATAAAGCTTTCTCCTATAATTTTATTACTAGCTAAATTTTGATTTTTAACATGAATTAATTTAACAAACATATCCCTACTATTAAAAGGATTCCCTAAATAGTCAAATCTTGCTTTTCCATCTATCACATAGCTAGCCTCCATCATCTTATCTTGATTCTCTATGCTGACACTTTCAGGATGAATAAAAACAGCGGATCCCAATTTAGTATAGCCTAAATACAAATTGCCATATATAATATAAGAGGCAATTTGCAATCTATCTATATTGGGGAAGTTTTTAAAAACAATAGGATCGAATAAATCCAAAATCCTATTAATTGCATCATTTAAGACGGAACAATGTAAATAATATTGTAACCATTGGCTGTGTTCATCTGCAAAATCGCTAATTTTACCCGCAATGTTGCAGCCTGTAATTCTATTAAATAAATCTTGCTTTTCTTTCTCTAAAACATCTGGGACATTTTGCTTTTGTTTTTTAAAAATCCAAAACATGAATTGTTACCTTTTTTTGCACTTTTTCTACTAAATATGTTAATCCATAAACTAAGGCGTCAGCCCTATCTGGTGATCCTTGCAGTTGATACCCGCTAGGGGTAAACCCGTTTAATTGATTCTGCAATTCTGGCATTCTTTGTAAGAATATTACTTTATTCTCAGTAAACAATGTTGCTATTGGTTCAGCCCTAGTTAGTTTTCCTCCACCCTTTTTAGCCCTTACTTTATAAATTGGTAAATAGCTATTTATTGATCTCAGATTGCTTTCTACTAAATCGCCCCCATAATTAGTTTCAACTATTACCCTACTAGCTTTATAATCTTGATATAATGCATTTACTTTTTTAGCCCAAACTTGGGGGCTATATCTGCCGCTCCAGTCCTCTAAAACTAAAAACTTGTCCAGCTCGGCTGAATACCCACAAACAACAACCCCTGTTTCATCATTCTTTAAAGTGCTTCCTCCCGCTGGATCGACTGCAATTACAACGTGCGCAATATCAGGGTAATTATTAATTATATCATATTTAAAACAATGTTGTGGGAATAAAGAGTCTGCTATGTCGATTTTTGCCTCACCCAACCATATATGCGAATAATTCGGGTGAGATTTTTGAGCTTCTGCTAATCTTAGCATGCTTTTATTTTGAAATTTTGGTTCTAAATCAAAAATATTAACCTTATATTTTTTAACCATTGTTTCATACGTATCAAAATAATGCAATACAGCATCCCCATTTGTCTGCCTATTCATTGTAAATATAAACTTTGTATCACTATCCAGTTGAACTTCTTCTTGGTAGTCTTGATGATCAAAGAATGTTACAACAAAGTCTCTTCCTGTAGGAACTAATACATCTAGGGTGCTGCTAGTAATATCTTGACTCTCATCAATCCAAACATAAATGATTGAACTTAAAGATTTTATTTTATTGAGGTTGCTGCTTTTTTTAAAGCTCCCCTTTTTAAAGTCATTAAACCCCCTAAAAACAAACCTTGTGCCACTTGCTAAGTTTATTATTTCTTTATCAGTAATATGAAAACAATCTTCAATTTTGTTTTTTTTAGGCGCTTGAATTAACTTTTTAATAACAGTATACACTGAATCTCTTATTGAAGCTTGGTATTCTCTTCCACATAGGATTACTCTATCTCTAAACCTAAAACTTTCTTTTATTAAAAACAGGGCTGTTTCTTGTGTTTTTGCTGAAGCTCGACCTCCTTCAACAATAGTAAATTTAGCCATTTTATTAATATCAAATATAGCTTTATAAATCTTGGGGCTTTCAAATACTTGATTTAAATCAATATTTTTATTAATTTCAGATTTATTCGGATTAAAATCAAAATTAAAATCAAAATTAAATTTCATTTAGTCTTATCTGCTAATTTTATAAAATTAAAGGCTAAATCCGCTACCGATTTAGGGTGCCTTTCTATCAAAAAAGGCAACTGCTTTCTAAATTCTTTAACAGTTTCAACGGTGAAAGCAGCTATTTCGCTGCCCAATTCTTCACCTAGCTTTTTTATTGCATTTGAAACAGAATCATCAGAATTATTAAGTGATTCTTCTTTACTTTCATGGCCTACTGCTATATGTGTCATTTCTTTATAAATACGACCAGTCGAATGGTCAACAATCTTTAAATTGTTTTTACGTTCTAGGGCGAGCATATCTAAAGCTTTTAACTTGTAACTTCTTACTTTTCTATTTGAATTCCATTGCAACATTTCTTTTAGCTTAGATTCTGTTATATCTGGGTTGGACCTTAGAATACTAACCACTAATTTAATATATTTTTCCTTTAAAACCGCCATACATCCCCCATCTCTTTTGCCCCACCCTATATGCACCCCTATTTACTATATTGTACACCTATTTGACGAATAAAGCTATATACTTTATCACTCCTGCAATTATAAACTTATTGTAGGATCAAATTAACCTTTTCAAGTTTTAAATTTGGTACAGTTTGATAGTAAGGTGTTTCATCTATAATCTCCTACTATTTGCTTTAATGTTTTATTAATTATTTTGTCTGTTTAAGATACTCTGTAAAAGCATATATATTCATTGAACTTTCGGTAATTCGAATGGTTGCATAAAATCAGGATTCTCTATATTTTTATAATCATTTTCATTAATATTCTGTTTTTTAATTTTGCAAATATATTCAATATCATTATGCTTAAAGTCTATTACTCCATAAGTATAAATTTTGTTTGCATCTATATTGAAAAATAAAACGTTATCATTAAAAATCTCTTTGAGATAATTTTTAATGTATTTAATTGCCATATCTAAATTATCTACTTCTATTTGTTGCTCAGCCCCATGAGGCCTAGTTTCCCCCATAAACCCATCATCAATCACTCTGTAAAATTTATAAGCAAACATCTTGTTATATCCCTTAATTGCTTTAATATTATTTTTGATTTACAAAACGCGCTGTCTCTTGTCTACCTAATAGTATCTGGCTATCTGATATGATACAAAAAAATATGTTTATTTGCGTTAATCTTTTTGCAATATTCTCAAGATCTTTTTCTTTAAAGCTTATAGTGAGCTTATCCCTATTAAATACAATGCCTTTAAATTGCTTATTGAAAAGTTTTAGCAATATAATCTTATCTTTTTCTTTTGTTGACATATTGTTAGACATATTTTGACTTTTACACCCCAATTTAAACGCGTAACTATTGCGCTCGTAAGCAGGAGAACTTAAATTTTTTTTACTTATTATATATGCGGCTTGTTCTTTAGTTATTTGCACAATTACTTGTTGCCAATTGTTAGGACTATTAAGCTTTCTAAAGCCACGTATTCTATATTCACCTATCATTTTATCAATTGGGAATGTTAAATCATATGCTTGAGGATCATCAAGACATATCTCATAATTCTTTGCTATTTTTCCTAAATCTTGATAATGTGACGTTATTAAAAAAATAGGTTCATTGCTTAAAATCTTTACTGTGTCTAGATTTTGATCAACTTCTACTTCATCATATGCCTGTACCCAAAACATATTATCAATTTTTGGAGCTTGAACATCATCATTTATTACATAAAACTTATTTTCTATTGTCTTCATTTTATATTCACCTTTTGTTTGTTTTTATATATTGTTTATATCTTCTATTTATTTATAAACATATGTTATCTTGTTTAAATACTTTTGTCAACTTTTTTCTTCACTTTTTTTATAGTATTAATAAAATTTTCAATAAACTCAATTTCTTCTTTGCTAACTGATAGGCTGATTTTTTCTTTAAATTTGTATTCAACACTGAATTTCTCTATACGTGGGTCGGTAGTTCTTATGCCTTGTAGTCTACAGGTTAGAATACCATCGCCATATATCATTGCCTTATTTTCTCTTTTTACTAAGCTATGTATTCCGATAACCTTATGTTGATTATAGAAAAGTTTATTATTTTTTATTTTAAATCTCATTGTTGCCACCTTAAAAATCCTTTTCTAAAATTATATTCTGTTTCATTAATATCTATATCTAAACTATATGGGGTATAAGAACTTAAAGATGCTGTTTTTTCTTTCTGTCTCAATAGTGTCTGCAAATTCGCAACCTTTAAAAGTTAGATGTCCACCTACTACTTCAACCCTGTTTGTCTCTTTAACCATTTTTAACTCCTTTTAATATGTTTTATAATATTCTAATACTCTTTATTACAATTGCAATCTTTTTTTTATAAAATTTAATTATTTTTTTATTGCATTTTTATATATAATATATATACTTTAATTGCTCATTTTTATTCATTACACCCTTTATTAGAGGCTATTAAATATAGCCTCTTTTTTTTATGATTGAATTTGTTTAATATCGCTATCAATAGCTTTGACTAATTTATCAATTTCAGTTATTTTATCAAGCCCATACTTGTCTGTTAATTTTCTTTTTGATGCCCAATAATCAAATAGCAAGGGATCTGTAACTTCTTTAAATTTGCTATCAATCCAATTTATAAAATGAGCAATAAGATTAGTATTAGGATAAAGACTAGGGTTTTCTATAAGATATTTAGGCAGGCTATTATTAATCAATCTAAAAGGATATTTTTTTAACTCGTTTTCAAAAAATTCTATTAAATCTTTATGAATGCTATCTGTTCTATTATACGCGTTAGATATTTCTCTAAAAAGAGTGCGTACTTCTTCAGAGGTTGGCTTTTGCAATTTAAGTAATTTATCATATTTTTTATATTTATTTATTGTATCTTGTAATTCAATTTCATATTCTTTATTTCTATTCTCAGCCTGTACAATCCAAAAAGATGCATTATCTTGTTGAGGTATAATTTCTGTTAACAATTCATCTATTTTTTTCATATTCAAATCTCCTTTAATTTTCTTCATTATCCCAACTATTCACTCCGAATAGCCTTGCGTTAAAATCTCTGATCTCTTGAGATCTATTTTTTTTGTTAAAGCTTCTTTGACCATTATTAAAATCCCTCCTTAACCAATCTGCAAAAGCTTTTTTCCAGTCCATATACGTTGTTTTAATACCCTTACCGTTGTTTGTATAATAGGTTTTAAATCCATCATACATTGCTGCTAAGTAATCCATATCATAGCCTTTATTAACAAGACTCGGCTGGTTAGTAACCTCAATAAATTCACTAGGTATTGTGTCTTGATTATACTGGCTATGTTCAAAAGAATGTGGCCTTAGTTTATTTTTGGTTTTAATAGCCTTTTTAGACGCATCTATCACCCCTAGGCTATTCTCATATTCAACGACCTCTGCTTGATCGCTGTTAGCCTCGCTAGATAGCCTAGTATCAATGATACCAACTTCAATATCTTCGCTATCTGTGAAATAGTTGTTTTTAGAGCTTGCTGGACTTGTAAAAAAATCTTCCGTTAACTCTTCGGCTGATTCTTCCGTCGACTTTTCTTTTTTATCTATTTTTTCTTTTAAAAGACTCTTTATATTCTTTCCTTCTTTCCTTTCTTTAGTTGTTGTTATTTGTTTGTTATTTGTTTGTTGATTGGTTGTTAATTCTTCGGAATTATTAGAATTCTCATCTTGAAAAATACAGTAATTTTCTATTGTTAACAAGGTGAATCTGTTTGTTGTTTGTTTGTTGATACTTTGACATTTTTCAAGTTTAGTTAAAGCAGTCCTAATTTGCTGTTCTGTAAGTCCAGTCTCTAATGATAATTGTTGTAGACTTGTCACTAAGCTACCTTTTTTTACTATGATACCTTGCCATTTTTTATCTCTATAATTTGCCCTAATTAATAGATGTACAAACAATCTGGTTGTATTATGATCATCGTAAAACTCCCAATCTAAAAGTCCCCGATATAACTTTATAAATCCAGCTTTCTTTTTATCTTCACACATTTTAATCCTTAAAGTTTTATTTAGTAATTCAATACTAGCAAATAAATATTTTAAAGTAAACTGATACTTTTTAATATATTAAACTATTTTTTATATTATTTTTACACTTTTATGTTGACAATAGATTTTCTTATGTTAATATAAGTATATAAACAATAAAAAAGGAGTTTAAAAATGGATAAAAAATATAGTTATTATATAGCTTATGCCCAAAGAAATTTAGACAATGACAAGATGGCCTTAGAAGCTTGTGTTGTAAATAATATGATTATTAAAAGTCAATCTTGTATTGATTATTTAGAGCATACACTGGAAGCTAGGTTTAAAGGAAATGAAGGAGCTACTGCCCCAAAATATGAGCTAAAGGTGCAAAGTTTTTCTAAATTTGATAGTTTAAAAATGGATAAACAATATAGTTATTTTATAACTTATTCCCAAAGAAATTTAGACAATGACGATTTTACCGTAGAAACTTGTGTTGTAAATAATTTTATTATTAAAAGTCAATCTTGTATTGAGCATTTAGAGCATACACTGGAAGCTAGGTTTAAAGTA